TCATATCTATATTTACTAATCATCATATCTTTTGCTACTGCATCTTGATGAAGTCTAACAATATAAAAAGTAATGTCAAGATATTTAGTAATTAAATTATCTAAGTCTTTGTTTTCTGGTCTTGCCTTCTGCCATTCTTTTAGTTTTTCTAATACTACTATTGAGTTGCTGAGGTATTCCAAGTTGTGTATGTTTTCAATTGCGTTCAATAATCAAATATAACTTTAAATGAATTATTCACAAAATATTTAATAACTTATTTATGAAATATAATATGTACCTCTATTTGGATTCTGAAGTTGATATGAAACACTATATCTAATTGCATCTATTAAATGATTCCATTTATCTTGTGGTGTCTTAGACTTTTTTTCTAACCAGGAATAGTTATTTAGTTCTTTAATTAAGTTAATACTACTATCATCAATTACTAAATCATAATCTTGTAATAGTGATATACCATAAGTTATAGATCCCTGTCCTTTTATAGCTTTAACTACATTACAGCCTTTAGCTTTTATTTCTGATAGTAATCTAGGTTCAGCAGAATCACCTACTATTAAATTGTCTTTTGCGTGTTTTATATTTAGTAAAGCTATTTCAGAAGTTGTTAAACCTTTTAAATAAAAACATTCTTTTAGATATATTATTTTGTTTGTGTTGTCAATGTTAGTTTCTACTAATGTTGATTCATCAGCAGCAAATCCATAATCTTGACCAAATACAGAAACACCTACTTTTTTAAATTGTCCTATTTTCCAATTATTAAATATTACACCCTCTGCTTTTGCTAACCATCCACCAAGCATTTGATGTTTGTATTTTTCTGGTCTGCGTTTCTTAATGTTTTCTATTTGATTTAAATAGCTACTAGATAGATTTTCTATATTATCTAAATAAGTTGTGTGTATATATGTTGTGTTGTCTTTTGTTGTGTTGCTACCATCCATTACACCTTTATCTTCAAAGAACCTGGAATATATCCAATGTTCTTTTGTTACAGGGTTAAGTATCATTATAACTCTGTTTCGTTGTTTAAGGTTTCTAACAGATAAATCTATTTTATCAAATATGTTTTCATCAACAAGTTCTTCTGCTTCATCCATAACCCAAGTGCTAACATTAGTTAAAGACTTCAGATTAGCTGTTTGATCTCCTGATGATGTTTTNATACCTTTAAATAATATCTTACTACCAGACCTTTTATTTATNATTTCATCTTTAGTTATATGAAAGTCGTTTTCAATATTAAGGGTTTCTATNTTGTCTATAAATTCTGGTATTATAGAAATATATGCAGAAGCTAATGTGAACCTGGTAAATAGTATTGTGTGTCCTGCTTCATAAGTTAGCAGAACTAATAATAAGTTAATAGAAAAAGATTTCCCAGAACCACGACCACCAGTTACTATAAAGTACCTAGAATCTGATTGTGTTATAGGACTGTACTTTTTATTTACTTCAATCACTTAAACTTAATAAGGTCTTTAAAGTTAATGTTAAATCCTTCTTCAGAAGATATATCTATTGATTCTTTAGGTTTACCATATCTATATCCAAAGTATAAAGACATTGCCCTAGAATCACCTTTTAAGACTTGCTGACCTAGTGTTTTAATTACCTTGTCATTATCTATTAGATTGTCCATTTTCTCTATTAGCCTAACTTCATCAGCTTTTCTTGGTCTGCCAGATCCTGCCCTTGAACCACCATTTTTTTTTCTTTTATCCATAATTGATATTTTATTGATTAATCAATCTTTATTATATAACGTAATATAAGACAAATTTTATTTTAGACTGATTTAGTTTTTTTCCAATCCCAAGATTTTTTTAGTAATGCTATTTGTTTTTCTACATCTTCAAATCTATCTTCAGGAATATTTCTAACTAATTTTACTAGTGGTTCGTTTAGTTTTGTTTCACAGGAATTGCATTTATTTTCTAAATAGTGCACTCTATCTATTTGATCATAGTTTAGATTATTTTTAAATGTAAATGTATCTTGGACTTCTTTTAGTTTTTTATTTATTCTTTTATATTCTGGATATTGTTTGCAGCTATTCATTACTGTTGCGTGATTCATTCTTTTACCATTATTTTCATAGAATAAGGCAATATTAGTCCATCTCATTTTTAGGTTGTGTCTTAGTATGTAAGATAGTAATGCTCTATGTTCAACGACTTTTCGTTCCCTTGTGTTTCTAAATACATTAATACCAGATAATTCTTTTATTTTGTCTGCAATATCTATTGGATATAGGTTATTCATTGTGTTCTTAGTTTTAAAAGGTTATAACATTCTGTGTATTTCTGTCTTGCTTTACCTTTATATTTTTGTTGGAATAACAAATATAGTTGTTTAGTGTATTGATATTGTGTTTTACAGTCTTTATAATATTTCTTTGCAAATGCTTTACCTTTTCCTTTAAAGTAGTTTACATTGTCTGCTGTATCTCCTACTATGCATTGTTCATAGAAGTTATATAATGCTTCTTGTTTTGATATGTTAATTATTTGTTTGTGTTTGTGGTGGTAATTATATATCAAGCAGGGGAATTGTTTATAATCCTTATCTATGCTTACAATCATTACTTCTTCTTTTCCTATTGTGTTACTAATTTCATACCAGTACCTAGCTACCAGGTCATCTGTTTCAATACCAAAACCAAAGATGCTGCTATATTGATCTTTAACATATTGGTGCATTTCGTGAAGTAATGGTGGTAATGTTTGTTTTTTTCTATTAGCTTTATATTTAGAAGTAAGAATTTTTCTAAAGTTTCCTTTACTGCCATTAAATGTGATGACTTTATCTATTTCATAATGTTCTTCTAAGTCATTTACTATTTTCATAAATTGATGGTCAAACTTAATTTTAGCATCTTCTATGTTTTCATAGTATGGATTATCATCAGGATTTTCTTTTGACCTGTAACAACTAGCAAAGATTAAACTATCAGCATCTACAAGTAAAATCATTCTTTAATTTTTTTATAAACTTTATAATTGTTTCGCTGTAAAAGTTCTATTGCTTTTTTAATTTTAATTTCATTAACTCTGAATGCGTTGAAGATTTCGTTTTCGAATGGATGATTCATATTTATTAATTTTACTTTTAATTTGTGTGTGATTTATTTCTTTAAAATAATTATCATTTAAATAATTTAAATACTTATTCATTTTAAAATAATAATAACAATACTATAACTATAAAAAGACCTGCACAGGATATACCGAACAGAATCATATTACTTTCATATTGTTTATCAGATCTACCTTGCCTTGACCTGTACTGTCTAACTTTTTTTTCTTTTTTCATATTATGCAAATATCCAAAGTGATGCCCAGAATAATATAAAGATTGATACAATAAAAATTGCATCCCCAATAATGTTTAATTTTTTTTTCATTTTGTTTGTTTTATTTAATCAAATATATAATTAAATAAGTTATTAACAAAATTCAATAACTATTATTTTAGGAAAAGTTTATGTTTATTCTACTGGCTTGGTTTTCTTTTAGAAGATATACATCTTTTTTTAATCTTCTTTTTGTCCACATTGTAGTGTCTGGACAATACATTTTAATAGGTTTTGGTAATTCTAGTGTGTTTAGCCAGTAAAGAAAATTACCTTTAGGATCATTAACAAAATACAATTTAATAATGTTTTTATCTAAAGACATTAAATAATCATATTTATCTTTTTCAATTAGTTTTTCTTCATAATATTTATTTCGGAATTTCATTTCAATAATACAATCAAAACCTTTTGGGGTTTTACCTGCTGCATCCCATCTAGTATTTCCTTCACCAGTGTGTTTTAAATCCCATCCATCAAGGTTTAAAATCATCACTACTGCTTTTTCCCATTGATTAACTTTCTGGATTCCCATTATTCCAAACAATATTTAAATCCTTAATCCATTTGTTTATTGTTTTAGGGGAGCAGGTGCAGGGTTTATAAAAACTATGCTTGTAATACTTGCTGTGTAGTTCACAGACCAGTTGAAATTCTGATGCTGATATGTGTTGTTTTGTACCCATCCTGAATACTGTCCAAAGTTTAAAATCTTTTTTTTCAAATTTTACCATCTTTTAATTTTAATCTTATTTAATTTTTTTCTTCTTTTATCACAATTACATTTAGTTCCTTTAAATGCGTGATAGGTTTCAACTATATATTTGATGCCTGTATATTTTGTAATGTAATATATTAAATCTCCTAGTTTCATTTTTTATATTTTTTGTAGATTAAGTAGAATATTACTGAAAGACTAATACATACTGGACAAGGGTGTAAGAAAGCTATATTCATATTATTCTATATTTAATTCTTTGTTAAGTTCATATTGATTTAATATATATGACTTAGTAGGATAATTTCCTAATGTACCTATATTAGTAGGCTTTATAATATTTTCGTATGATGACCACCCAGAAAATGTAAAAGTTGGAAATTCTCCAGTCATTAAGGCATATCCGTTTACATATTTTTCTTCTTTACCAACTCTAACTAATAACCTTCCATTTTTATATGTTGTGTTTTTTACATCAATAGTTTTGCCATTTTTTAAAACAGCATCATTTGAATTAAAATAATTTTTATTAGATGAAGTTCCATTATCAAATTCTACATTACACATTTTACAAAATGCAAGTTCTGCTGAAAAACCATTTAAACACATTGTATAAAATTTCATTTTTTTATCTACTTTATAATTATTAATAAAATAAGATTCATCTTGATTATTTAATTTGTCTGACATTTGTTTAATTAATTCTTGTTCTTCATTATTTAAAGTATATGTCATACCATATATTAATTTGCTCATAATAATTTTTTTAGTTTGTCTTTTACTTTGTTGTATGTGTTGTAAAGTGAATAATATTGTATATAAGATTTTCTGGAAAACTCTGCAATACTTTCACCAGAATTAATAATTTCAAATACTTTTCTATCATACCAATACATTTTAGATAGTTCTGATTTTACTTTATCATAACTTTCTGTATAATTTACATCATTGTTTATTAAGTGTACATTGTCTAATGATATCATTGATATGTTTTTACCTTTTCGTTTTAAGTCCAGGAATAAAGTTCTTAGTGTTTTGAATATATAATAATAATTTATTTCATCATTATACATTATATCTAAGCCTTTTTCTAATTTGAGTTGTATTTTGATATACATTTCTTGTGTAATGTCCTCAGCAGTTCTTCTATTACATCCAAAAGATATTACAATATCTATCCAGGTGTTGTGTTTTTTTGCAACAAGAATCATTTTTTTTTTAACCATTACTTTTTAAAGGATCATATAAATCATCAACTACCAAAGGTAATCCATAATCATTAACTTCGAAACTAAATGTTTCAAAAGCATAATTTCTACTTTGTTTACAATGAACAGTAACCCAATCTTTATTAACTGTGTTTTGTTCCAACTCAATTATAGTTTCACTTTTTTTGGCTAGTGCTGATCCGAGATGACCTGTCATTTTAGAAGTTCCGAAATTATTATGAATTACACAAATTATTGCACATTTATATTTTTCTGAAAGTTCCATTAATTTTTGCACACAAGCATTACATCCTATTAAATCATTAACATCATTTACCAAATCAGCTACACCATCTAAACAAACTAAAGATGGTTCATTTAACTTACTCAAATAGTATTCCAAAAAATTCAACCTGTCTTTATGTGGTATTGTTCTTAGTGCAAATGTATTGTATTTACTTGCATCTGTTTTATAATCCATTGCAAAAGGTCTAGAAAAACAATTCTGTGAATGCCACCTGGATTGTTCTGTGTCTATGTGAACACAATTTCCATTACCTCTATGACCTTTTAATTGACCACCATACATATTAGAACCACTTAAAAATACNGAAGCTAATAATGATATAAAAAAAGATTTNTTTGTTTTAGGTGGTGCAGCTAAACTAATAATGTTTCCATAACTGCAAATTGGAATAGGCAAAAGTTTATCACCAGATCTTGATTTTATTAATTGTTCACCATAAGATAAAGCTACTGGTGGATAGTCTATTTTTTCTTTTGTGTCTATATAACAATCTTCTTCAATTAATTGCATATAGAGATATTGTTCTGTTTGTTTTTCTGTCATTAAATAAAGATAAAAAAAAAAGGTACAGATTCTAAAATCCATACCTTTAATTATTAGTAAAAAAGTATTCTTAGAATGGTAAGTCTGTTGTGTGTGCTGATTCTGTTCCTGAAATAATATCAAGTTTTTGTTCTTCACGTTCTGCTAGGACTATATTTGAATCTGTCCATACTACTTTACCATTTCCTAAATAATTTTTAGGCTTTTTAGCTTCACGTTCTTCTTTAGTTTGTGAATCAGTTATAGCTACGTTATTACCATATCTTGTTTCATCTTGAATAGATATTGTAAAATTGTAATATATAGGTGTTTTACCTTCAGCATCTGGTCTGCCTTTTATAAATTTTTCTTTAGGTAATTTATCTACTCTAATACTTGCATTAATTAGTGAACTCATAGTTATTGATTTTTATTGATTATTAAATTATTTAATTGATTATTTATATCATCAGACATATTCCATTTTTCTTTTATGTCTTTTATTGTGTATTTACCAGAAATTATAGCATTTTCACAATTTTTAATATCATTCTTTTTTATTAACCAGTTTTTTGGTTTTGGTTTTGGTTTTTCTTTTACTGCTAAATTACCATCATCATCAACAGCTTGTAAGCCTAATAAAGATGCTAAAGTGTATCTACGAAAGTAAGTTATTTCTGAACCTTTTTTTTGTGCATCTAAGCCTTTAGTTAGTTTTAATGAAGATTCTATTGAACCACCATCTAAATCAACTAAAACTGTTCTTACATATTCATCAGTAATAGGCTGAACTAAACATAATTTATGTTTTTCAAATAATGGATCTAGCTGTTTAATTAGTGAATTAATGTCAAAATATTTAGACCTGTAAAAAGGATTTGAAGCATCTTTACTTATAGTTCCTATTTCTTTTCGTAATTGAAATATTTTATGATATATATTATTTTTCATTTATCTGTTTTTTGGATTTGTTAATACTTCTAATTGTGCTTCTAAAAATTGTATTTTACTTTCTAAAGCATTGCACCTATCTATATAAAATGCTATTAATTTATTTTTACCTTGTTGGGAGTATCTTGTTCTTACGTTATCTAGTTCCATTATTGTATATGTGTTAAGGTTGATTTTAACCAGAATATTTTATTTTCAAATAATTTCTGATTTTTTGTATCTCCCATCATAGATGCGTGTGAATGCATCATTTCTAATGTTTTGATTTGTTTTTCAATGTCTTGTTTTTGTGTTTGTAATGCCATTTTTAAATGTTTTTATATATTAAACTTAAACAAATATAAACAAAATTGTTAATAAAACAAAAATAGGCACAAAAAAAAGGATTAATTAAATTAACCCCCTTCTTTCATTAAAGACAAAACAAACAGAATAATGTAAAGATATACTATTCCATTAAATCTACAAAATTTTTATATCTAATAATCATTTCTTCTATCTCGGTATTAGTTAGTTTAATTATTTTTTGTGCTTTAATATGTAATCTTCTAGCTGTACCAGAACCATATTTTTGATCTAGTTTATTACCAAATACAAATTGTTCGCCATATCTAAACACATTACATCCTGCACATTGAACCTGGCAGTTTACTTCATCGAATCTAGTTGAATAATGTTTACGACTTTGAAAATGACCATT